CTGTACAATACTGTTGGCAGCACCTTTGTTAAAAATCTGTAAACTATTGCCTGCTTGCTGTCCAGGTAATCCAGGAATATAAAGGTATGCCTGACTTTCGAGACCAGGATCAAGATACAAATCGTAACTTCCCCAGCCACTTGGATTGTTGTATTCAACAGTTCCTAATGTGCCGCCCGAAATTTTTAAATTACCTAAGTCAGCACCACCGCTAATTTCGCTTGTAGCATCACTATCTTCTGGATCTTCTGCTTCATCTTCTTCGCCCGGATTAATAACTTTAGTAGCAACAAATTTACCGTCGACATTGCTTAGTTTAATGTTGTCTAAGTAGATACTGCCGCCTGCGGTATAAACATGTCGCCACTGCTTATCTGGTGTACCGAGGTCTCTTGTGTTGTCAGCATCGGGAACAATATTTGTAGCTACTGCGCTAAAGTCTGTAACTTTGTCGTCAAAGTAGGCTAAACTGTTCCAAGCTGTGGTGCCATTACCTATTTTAAGTTTGCCGTTAGTAGTATCGTAGCCAGGTTCGCCTGCGCCCAATACTGGGTTTGCCGCAGTCCAATTAGCTGCTGTATCTCTTCTTAGTTTAATTTGTGATGCCATTTTATGCTCCGCCCCCATCGACTATAAAGTCTGAATTATCATAGACAGTGGAAGCAGCGCCTCCATCTATATTTAAGTCGTTAATTAAGTTTAACGTATTAGCAGCATCATTATAGATAATAGTCATGCCGCTGTGATTTCCATTAGTAAACATTTCTGCCGCATAGTCTTGTGCTAACTCTTTTAAGTCAGCAGCAGTTCCGCCAGTGAGTGTGTACAATTCTGTAAAGTTTTGATTAACTTTATTAAATGCTACTCGTAACGGATCACCGTTGCCTTTGTCTGGCGTTCCTAAATTAATTGTTTGTTTGGCCATTTTTTAATCCTTATGCGAATGCGGCATTTAGTAGATGCCATTCAGTTCCTGATGTGGCAAAGAATAACAACGATGCGTTTGACGGTAATGTTATCGGATCGTTTGGACTGCCAAGACCAATTTTAGCTCCTGAAGCAGGATAAACTAAAAGTGAATCGTTGGCTGTTTGATTTCTTATAATCAAAATGTTACCAGCACTAGCAGTCGGTAGTTTTACACCCTCGCCAGTTCCGGCAGTGGTAATAACATTAATGGTTCTATCTAATATAGTAGCAGTGGCCTGATCACTACCTGCCGCAGTAATACCTGCGGAAATACTAAACGATTGAATATTGGCCACTGTGCCGCCACCGGTAATAACTCCTGCTACATAATCTTTAACAGCACCTTGTGTAGGCAATTTAGCAGCATCGCCTACCGGGAAAGTATTGTCTGTAGTTATTCTACCGTCTATCCAGTCTTTTACCGCTTTCTTAGTTGGAACTGTAGTATCATCAGAAGAAGCAAACGTAGAGTCGCTGTCAAATTTGTTAATTGTAGCTCCACTGGTTCCTAGGAATGATCCTGTAAATGTTCCGCCTGTAAAGTTACTAGCAAAGATATTATTAAATCTATTAACAGTATTACCTAAATTACCGGTAGAATCAGTTTTAACTATGGCATTTGGCATAGCTGTTTGACTTACTCTACTCAATCCGTAGTAAACAGTGCCGTCAATATTGTTAACACCTGATTCAACAGTAAATGTTAAGTCATTGCCAATGCCTGGAGCTCCAGAAATACCACCTAGTAATTTACCGTCTATGAAAAGTTGATCACCGTCAGCATATCCGGTACCGCCATGTATCACAGTAACGCCATTGTATGCTCCAGCGCCAAAACCAACATTAACAATCAAGCCGTTTCCTGATCCTGTTAATTTAGTAACTGGAACGTTAGGTATAGTTCCCGAACCGCCTCCCCATTGTGCTATATTAACATCGCCTGTTATTGACACAAAGGTAGCTGTGGGTTTTAGTCTGTTGTATTGTTTTACCAATACATCAGCACCTACAGAACTCATATTGTTGGTAAAAGTAGTATCGATACCGTTGACTACAATAGTGCCTGTGGTAATTTCTTGAGGTGCTGCTGGCGATCCACTTAGGTTACCTAAGATTCTTCCATCGGCAATATTTTGAATTTCTCCTAGTGCTACACCACCGGCCTTAATTGCTACCCATCCGTTAGTGACATCAAAATTAGCTGAGTCAAAACTTGACAATCCGTTAGCAGCTTGTATAACCGCAGCAGAACCCGCTGGCGCTGAACTAGTAGCGCCCGCTAGTGACATTGATAGTTTACTTTGATCAATAGCGGCAGAGTTACTAATGTCTGCGTTTACTACTGTACCTGCCACTAGTTGTAGTTCTAGCTCACTGTCATCTAAACAAATAACATCAGCTCCAGCAGCGTGAATAGCGCCCACTGTTTCAAATTTGGCTCTAGTAATATTGTCAAATGTTTTGGTAGCATCAGTTTTGCTGTTGTACTTAAAAATTTCATTACCAATTCTTAAATGGCCAGCTGCTGGCCATCCGCTGATATCCTCATTAACTACTATACCGTTACTTACTGAGGATTGTGTAGTTCCGATAATACCTGCATCAATTGTAGGAGGAGTAGTAATACCTCCTACCAATGTAGCAATGTTCGCACTGGTTAGAGTAAGAGAAACATCACCGGTAACAACAGCATTCATCATCTGCCCAGTCTGTGTAAAGAATGCTAAGTGCCCGTCGCTAGGCGTCATTATATTAACTTCTTTAAGCTCGACTAGAGAGTCAGTTAAAGCTATTTGCGTATCTACATAACCCTTAGTCGCAGCATCATTAGGATCAGTTGGTAGAGCTAGACCTATGATTTTCTTTTGGATACTGCTACCCATTTGCAAGTTGGCTTCTAGAGTAACTGTACCACTAGGTAAGCTACTAGGCAAGTACCCTCCCCCAGAAGGTAATCTTTCAGTTAGGTCTACTGCTGTGCCATCTCTGCGATAACCTAAACGTCTATCAATGTAACCTTGTATGGCAATTTCAACAGGTACCGCATCATCTTTTTCGCCTGGGAATTTATCATCTGTAGAAAATTCTTTAACAACAGTACCTCGTTTAAAACCAATACCATCTAATTGACTTAATGAAATACTAGCACTAAATTTAATAGTACCTGTTCCTTGATCAACTTCAAAGAATTTTCCTACTCTAAAAATACCATCTTGGTCTGTTGAAACATAGAAAACGCGACCTTGTGTTTCTTCAATAACTTCATTATCCTGTACAGGGGCTGTAACCGGACTACCGTAAATGTTACTCGGATAGTTTGTGCTATTAAAGCCGCCTGAACCTACATCTAAGAAGTCATGTCCTGTGGCACGACATGTACTAATATTAACTGTGATTTCTGCGTTTTCTCCTGCTTGGAGACCAGCACGAAGTGTTCTTTGTTCTGTAGTAGGCAGAGCACTTAACGTACTAGAACTATGATCTAATGGTTCTAAGCCTGGAGTAGTAACCGGATAATTAGATCCTTGACCGTAAGCTAGATCTTCAATTTCTATGTAAGCACTTTGTCCTAGACCAGTGTTTGGTGGTGTGTAATTTTTTACCTTATGTGCTCGACCATTAATTATAGTAACAAATTGAGCAGCATTAATTTTAGAAATTGTGGTTGCACTTGAAATAGTTTGTATTGCTATTCTAGTGTCTCCTGCCTTTGATCCCATGGTTTTAGGGGCACCGGCTACATAATCAGTATCGGCTAGTTTTCCAGGATTAGTAATAATAATGAGATAATTTAAACTAGTATCAAATTGTAATATAGCTTGATTAGCTGGTAAAGCACCACCAGTTGGAAAACTTAGATTATATGCTAATGTTCTATAAACAGAATTTTCGTAGCTAGCAGTAAATTCTAAAGCTGTACTAGGTCTAGTAGGCTGAACAGTTTCAATACCGTCAAATCTAACATTTTGCAAACTTCTTATAATAATGTCTTGCCCGTCAATTAGATCAGAAACTAAAGATGTTCCTGCGTCAGCTCTGCCTTGTGTGTTTAAGTTTAATTTAAGAACTGTTTTTGGGACAATTATTCCGCTTGAATTTACACCTTGACCTGTCATGGTTGTAAGTTCAAGATTTGAAATCTCATATAACACTACAGGACCTCTGTAGTTCATGTTAAATGTTGCCCCTGCGCCTATACCAGAAGATACAGTTGTATTAACTACGCCGTTAGTTATTGGACTTCCTGGAGTTCCTCCAGTGGGCGGCACACTATATTTTCCTGGATTGATTAATTCATATCCAGAAATTGGTCCAGTAGGCCCACCACCGGATATTGATGTGACTATAAATTGCGTAGCCTGTTGACCAGTTACAACAGTGCCTCCGTTTACTGTAAGAATATTTCCTACTGCGTAGTTGTTACCTGCTGCTACCAGTGTTATATTGTTAGGTAACTCTACACTATTTTCAGCAGCACTTTGTCTTGTAGGTGTGTGATCAATTTCAATTTCGGAAACATTATACGGAATATAGTTATAATAATCGATGTAAACAGATGTTTCGCCTGCTAAGTTTCTAGAAACAAAATTTGATCTTTTTACAATTTTTGCAGATTGTAGAGTATTGTCTGCTAGACTAACTGGATCAGGAACCTCATTGGGATCTCTACCAGCCGATCTAAGACCATATACACCATTACAGCTTGAACCGTTTAGAGAACGTATCTGAGCACCGTTATTAGAATAATAACTGGTCCAGTTATAATATGTAAACACGGATACTAGTTCGCTCAATCCGTTATTAGTTGCAACAACTCCGTAGCCTAGGTCATTGACCTGTGTGAAGTCGTTGGCCAACATAGATTTATTACCAGGAGTGCCAATAATAATACTGTAAGGATATGCCCATGGAGCACTAGTAGAAGGATTGTTTACTGGGAATGGTGTGCTAGCATCTAGTATGACAGTACATGTTCCGGCTACTCTATCATAGTTAGATACTGCGTTAATTTGATAACGTTCTCCTTGTATAACGAACGAAGTAGGAATACCAGGAGCTCTTACAGTTAAACCACCTAATGTCAATGTAGTAGAATTGGTTCTAGCATTAACGGTAGCCGGTAGGTTACCACTAAAGCCGTCAATGAACATACCACCTCTAAAACTTTTCTTATTGACGCTACCGCTCAAACAAGTATCAGTTTGGAAGTATGGTGATTTAGTCTGTATTTGTCCTTCGGGATCAAGAACACACATGAATCCACCGTGTCCTTGGCAAGTAATGTTTCTAAGAATAGTTCCATCGTTTAGCAAGAACACATCCATGTCTTTGTTAGCTTTGGCTGGATTATTTGTGCCAATAATAATATTTTTAATACCTGCTATAAGGTCAGCTACCATATTTTTAGCTGCGGTAGATTCTGCCGCAAGTAAAGTTTGAGCTAAAGTATTAATCTGTGTAATACCGGCTAGTGTTTCTGTTAGCTGTGTAGTAATAGCTATTCTAGCACTGGCATTTCTTCTATAAGCATGTCCAGCTGCTAAAGATCTTGATACTCCGCCATTAGTAATATCATAAACAACTGCATCTACAATTAGTCCTACGTCTCTACTACAGACAGCATCGTCGTATACTAAATTAGGAAACGTTGTGTCGATGTAAGAAATGACTTGATTTCTAATGTTAGTTCTATTTGTTGTTAGAATACTGGCAGCAGAACTATGTCCACCTGTTTTAGAAACAGCTGGGTCAAATATACCGTTCTCTCCTGTTGGATCTACTAGATAGTGATATCCAAAATTTCTACCAGTTGGAGCTAAACCACTACCGTTTAGTCCGCGAACTGTAGATCCAGTCAATTGTGTTTTCGGAGCTAAGTTTATTTCAAAATTACTACTATCTATAATTCTAGTAACTTGCGTATTAGGTTCAAATATACCTGCACCGCCAGTTACTGTTAGATACATTTCTGTTTCTAATTCAGTTAAAGATCCGCTACTGATATTAACAATAGTGCCTTTTATTTTACCCGATGAACTAATGTTTCCTAAAGCAGTACTAGCAAATGTAATTGAACTGGTGGTTCCTGTAATTACCACATGGTGACCATTAAATGCGTCAATACTTGCTCCAGTTAGAAAAATTCTTGATCCGCTAGGAAATGGTATAGAAGCTTGTACGGCAAAATTAACAGTAGCCGTAGTTCCGTCCCCTAAAGAACTAACAGTAGTTACTTCTTTGGTTGTACATGTTAGTGCCCCAGAAGTATAAGTTCTTGTTAATCCGTCAAACTCGTCGTCTCGATAAAAGTAAATACCTGCCCACGGACTTTGACTTTGACCGGGTGCTGGTCTAATAATACTTCTACGGAATTCGTCGCCCTTAATAGAAACGTTAGTTGGAACTCTAATTGGTAATTGTTCGTAATATATTCCGCTCTCAACTCTAATAGTAATTTGTGTTTCTGGAACAGGTTGACCGAATTCTAAATTTTCACCAGGAATAAATTCAATTACTTGATTTTTATTTTTTGGACCATCTTGAATTATACCTTCAATAGCATTGATTAATCTACCAATGATTAAACTAGAACCTTCTTCACCTTCTGTTGACGAGTCGATTACCTGAGGAGTTGTACTTCTTGTACCAAAGTCTACAGATGTAGTAGATACCGGTATATCAACATTGGCAATTACAGCTTGAGCTAGTTGTCTAAGATAGTCAACACCATCTACAGTTTGAGCTACTTGCCCACTTGGTAATACACTTACAACGCCATTGTAGTAAGATCTACCAGCACGTATAGTTTCGTTGTTACCACCAAATTTTAAATCTTTAGCCAAAGCATCTACAATTAGTCTGGCATCTCTATTACATTTTACAGCATCAAACTGTAAAGTAGGATACTTGGCTTGAATATATGCCACTACTTCTGCCGCAATAAAATCTTTATTTGACAATACTTTAGCAGCAGCAAATTTAAAATCAGTTTTAAAATTAGTAATATCTGAATCGTAATGCAATAATTCTATTTGATATACATCGTCTGTACTAGAAGGACCTAGGCCAAAACCGTCATACGTAATAACTTTAGCAGTAGCTCCGCTAGATAATCCTTTAATAATACTGCCTTCACGTAAGTCTCTATTAGAAATAAGCCTACTTTGGTCAACACCTATACCTGCAGTGTAAACATAGAGTGTTCTAGCAGTTCCTGTTGGTCCGCCACCTATAGAATTTAAATAGGCTAAATTTGTTACATTACTGTAGGTTAATGCTTGACGATAAGGACCTGGTTCAGTTAATGCGGCATTTATTATTTCTTCAGCTTTGGCACAAGCAGCTCCTACTGTAGCATAAGCATAGCTAAAGGCTCTGCCTTCTTTTCCTGGAGGTGTAGTCGTTTGTAGATCATCGCCGGTTGTGCTAACAAATAAATTTGAATCAGAAGTGTAGCTCGAATTATCTACATAAAATTTAGTAGCAGCTTGAAGGTCGTCTTGACCATTAGGTGCTCCGGCACCAGCTAATGTTCCAGGGTGATCATGAAGGATAAGTGCTCCTTCCATGACATCGCCTTGCCTACGAACAACAGATTTTCTTGGCAGTGCTTCATTACTGACCCAATTACCGGGAAGTTCGTTATCGTAATAAAAGTCAACAAATGTTTCTGTTCCCCTAGCTATGATTTCTGGGCTAATATTTACAGGAAGTCTATTATCGTCGTTAATTGCGTCTTCTCTAGTAGCATATACACCTAGTCTATTGGCATCTACATATCTAAGATAAACTGTTTGTCCATTTACTAATTCTGACGCCGGAGTACCTGTAGAATAATAGACAAATTTAACACCATTTGATCCAGTGTTGAATCCATGGTTAGTAACTACGGCATAACCGCCAACCCAGTTAACAATAGATTTTGTATACTCGCTGGTTGACACAGGTTCATCTCTAACACGTATTTGACTACCAATACCTGGTCCGCCACTGCTTTGTAGATAACGTTGGTCAGCATAACCTCTGCTCATAACCATATCGTCAGCAGTAATTGGTATACTTCTATCTAGTGAAATATTACCAGCAACAGTATCGTCTGGATTTACTACTCTAACAATGGCAAACGCACCTGTACCGTCTAAATGACCACCTAATTCTGGTGTTGGGTCAGCACTTACACTACCGCCTGTGTTGATAATTCTAACTTCTGTTTCATCAGCGTTATCTATCTCAATACCAGTACCTGCTACTAGCTTTTTAGCTAACAAAGCAGTTCCATCTGAATTAGCTACAATAACAGTATCGGCATCATAGCTCGAAGGTGCGTCGTCTAAATCTGTAAACGCAATTCGATCTCCCTGGCCAAAAACCGCAAAAAGTTGTTTAAAGTTTTCATTAACTTTTCTAAAACTTTCGCGGATACTGTCACCAGTTCCGTCGTTGCCTTGAATACCAATATCTATATTTTCTCTTGCCATATCATACCCCTACTTGATCATGGAAACTATCAGCTACACTAAAGCTAGATCCGCACCCGCACGTAGTTTGTGCGTTTGGATTTTTAATTGTAAAGTTAGACCCCATGATATCGTCTTTGTAGTCTACTACTGCTTCATTTAAATATTGCATGCTCATTGAGTCAACGAGCAAAATTACTCCGTCTTTTTCGACAACAAAGTCGTCGTCACCTTGATCTTCGTCAAAAGTAAAGCCGTATTGCATACCTGAACAGCCTCCACCTTGTACAAAAACTCTAAGTTTAATATTTGGGTTATTTTCTTCTGCTAATAGATCTTTGATTTTAGCCACAGAAGAGTCAGTGAGAGTAATCATTTATTGTCCTTTTAGAGTATTTAGCTGTATATTTTATAACCTTAATGTAAATAGCAGTATGTACTTAGAACAACGTCAAGAAGAATGTGTACATGTAAGGACTAGTAAACTGGGAAAATTACATGTTTACTCTCGTCTAAGAACATGGGTTTATTTTAGGTGCGATAACTGCGGCAAAATTTTTCAAAGACTTAAAGAAAAAATCAGCCCTAAAAGATTAAACAACAATTATTTCCATTGTTGTCCTAATTGTGACAGTAAAAGATTTGCTCAAAAGAAAGGCGCCGAGAGGCGCACTATTTGGGATAAACCTGCTAGTAGCTTAGATGATATTAGCAGATTATAAATAAAATCCTAAGGAGGACATTATGTTCAATTTTATTAAAAAGTTACTAGGCTATCCGACCGAGGCTGAAAAAGCTGCAGCTAAAGCACAAGCAGAAGCTCCCTACAAAATAGAGGCACCAGTAGCAGAAGCTCCAAAAGTTTTTGTTGATGGGCATGGGGACGTAAGAGAAGTAGTGCCTACACCTGCTCCAGCACCAGAAGTCAAAGCAGAAACCGCACCAGCGGTCAATGATCAGATTACTGACGCTGTAACGCAGACTAAGCCTGCTGCTATGACAGCTAAGAAAAAACCCGCTAACAAAAAGCCAGCGGGCGAAAAGAAAGCGGCTAGTAAGAAACCAGGCCGTAAACCTAAGTCAGCAAAGGTTTAATTCTTTAGCCTTTTTATGAACAGCAAAGCTGGCTAAGTTTTTAGCCTTGCTTTCGCACATAATATCGGCTACCTCTAAAAAGCTCAAAGCATTTTCAGTAGCTTGCTCATTCCAGTAAAAGTTACTATGTGCTCTGAGCTTTTGTTTTTTATAGCCACTTTCCATTAGTGTTTCCAAGTTAGGCATTGTGTTCGGACAATGGTCTACTAGCAAATCCTCACGGCTAACTGAATAATGAATGACCGGCCTATGTTCGCCTCGCCAGCTATCTATCATGCGTAGATATCGATCGTCGTTGGGCCGAATGTACTCTCCAGTATGGACCCAGTGGTGGTGTATGTCAAGCACGAGAGCACAGTGCTTGACGAGTTCGATGCTTGAGTCGACGCCCCACGAGATTTCGTCGTTTTCGATGGTAATGGTGTTTCTTGCTTCTGGACTGAGTCGTAAAAGAGCACGTTTGATGCCTTCGGGACCGGCTCTACCCGCAATGTGGACGTTGATCTTAAAGTCTTGAAATGTGTTGCCGTATCCCATCCAGCGGGCCATATCCACATGATATTCAAACTCCTCTATAGATCTATTTACAATATCTTCATTATCAGAAGCAAGGACGCAAAACTGCCCAGGATGAAAACTAAGCCGAACACCCATCTTGCGAGCGATATCTCCCACGGTTCGGAAATGTCTTTGGGCGTAATCTCTGACATCGGCTGACCTATAAAACCA